AGTCAGCTACCACGCGCTGTGTCTTGTAGCCCCTGTGCTTGCGATGATTAGCCATTGACGGCATGACATTTCTCGCATTGCCATTGCAGCGGTGATAGACTAACTGTCCAAACGCCTTCATCCTGATCTGGGATATTGTTACACATTTGGCAGACTAGCATTGGCACATCGCCGTAGAATTCGATTGTGCCATCTGGTCTTGTTACTTCAACGTAACCCATTTATTCAACTCCTTCCGGTAATCTCCACTTGCCTGTTGACTTACTCATGACATACCAAATCGCTGGACATCTGTCACCCTTTGATGCACCACGAACTTCACACATTGCACCTTGCCATGCTTTACCTGATGCGCTGACTCCAGACTTAATAGTTCTAGGGCCATGCGAACATGTTGGGATTGGCTCAGCTTCTCCGAAAGTCTGTTGCACCATCTCAGCAGCATCGGCCAGGGTTACAACAGGTTGCTTAGGTTCAGCACTTACAAACTCATCCCAGGTGTTGTTGATTGCTAAGGGTGCATTGGCTATTGCTTCGCTGGCCAAGTCATTCTTTACTCTAGCGACTTTTCCCATTTCTTCGCGGCTGGGGCGTTTGCCTTTAGCTGCATAACCTGCGTTTGCAAGCGCTCTACCGATTGCGCTAGTCTCACAATTCTCCAATGCGCTAGTTGCATTAACGCCGCGATCAGTAATCTTCTCTTCAGCGTATCCTGTTGCGAAAGAGACACCATCCGCAAAAGTCCTGTATATATACGCTTTAACAATAAATCTATCATTAGCAAAACTCTCCAGTTCTGTGTCTATGCGGAAGTCTGGAAAGTCCTTAATAAACTTCTCCAGGCGAACTTCCACGGTCTCGTAATTGTCTAGGTTAAAAGCCATTTAATACTCCTTGTTTAGTGTTGCCGTTGGTCTTTGCATACTCTATCTGTTGATCTAATGAGAAGTATGAGCCATCAGCCCACTTAGATACATCTATTGCGCAGTCATTACAGTAAGAACGTTTGCGCCCGTGGCTCTTGGGTAGTTCGCTGACTACTGTCCAAGCAGCTTGTGTTGTTCCTAGTGGATTGTGTATGCCGAACCTGCTCTTGCAGTAATCGCACCACACTCCATGTTTGGCTTTAGTAAGCATCAAGATCGTTGTCGAAGTCGGTAAGTGCGATGTGTCCTGCAATCGCCATGTATGAGATAGCGTCTGCGTATGAATCGTGATGCGTTGCTTGCTCAGACAAACGCGAGATTTTGACGAGTGCCATACAGATTGCGACTTCGTGAGGTTCGATGCCACGATTGAGATACGCACTCCATAGTTGCGCAATTCGAATGTGATTAGCAGTTGGGTCTCCATATTGCAAACCTCTGTCATAGAGGAGTTTGGTGCTTTCAGTAAGGAGTTCATTAGCGATCATTGCGAACCGGGATGCGTAATAGGGAACGGCCAGCGTGCCAGCCTTCTCGCTTGCCTCTTGCGTGGCCTTTCCAGTAGGCGATAAATACAACGCCTGGAGTTGCAGCTAGTAATACAACTGCTTCAAAATAAGTCAAATCAATCATTTGTAGCCCCTAACTTACCCACAGCTTTTGTGGATTAAGTTAAGTGTGAACTACTTACAGGCTTATTTCAACCTCATAATGGCATATTTTGATAACGATTTGATAACGAAATCTTCCTCATATCCTAGCCATTCCTCGCCACAACAAGGGTCATCCATAGACTTTGCCCTCAAACTGAAATGAGCCATCCTTCTCGATGGGAACGGCTATTGGCAATACACGCTTACGATCAACATACATAACGCCAAATCCTGCCTGCCAGTTAAACGTGCCTTTCATGTAACTAGCACCTGTTGAGCGTGTATCCATCATATGGCCGACTTCAAAACCAGTTAATCTAGATACCTCTAAACCGCCTGAGGATTGCGTATAAGAGGATATTCCTTGTCTGTGTGTATGTCCACAAACTACGCTCTTTCCGTGTCTCTTAGCGGCTTCTAAAGCCGTTAAACCCCCATGTGGCTTGATGCTCTGCTCATCACCATGCACCATTACCCAATTAGTGCCTGGAATCTCGTAAGGCTTCTTGTGATACTTAATGCCTAACTCTGGCAGTCTTAAAAAATTCTCTATCTCTAGTTCTGGTGCGCCTATCAGTCCAGGCAGTCTAGTAGAAAGGGCGTTAAAGAGCCGCGCTCCGTGGTTGCTTCGTGAGAGCTGTGTGATTTGTAGGTCATACATGACTTCGACACACATGTCTCGGTCTCTGCCGATGGTCTTGGAGTGTTCGTCAAAGCCGCTACTAAACTTTGAAATGGTATTGAAATCCATCTCATCGCCCACGCAAAGAACTTCATCAGGCTTAAACTTGCGGATAAATGCTGCGACATTGGCTACTGCTTTCGGGTTGTGAAAGGGAACTTGTAGATCACTTATCACTACGATTTTCAAGGTTAATCCTCGTCATCCTCATAGGGAGTGAAGTTCGGATTGTCTGGGTCAAAGTCCACAGGCTTTGGCAATATCCAATCCGGATAACTGTTCTGATCCTGAATCATGGCAAGGGCAATATCTACTGAGAATCCTGCTTTACGCAAAGCTGTGTAATAGGTATTTAAGCCTATGCAATAACTTTCCAGGGGTGTGTAGTAATCATCCTGGACTTTAACCTTGCGTGCCATAGTTAAATTATCGCTCTAGAAGTATGTTGTAAATCTCATCAACACGCGAGTTTAGGCGTTTAATTTCGCCAAGCAAATGCGTGATTACATACCCAGACAAACCACCAATAATAGAAACTGTGGCTATGTATAACGTAAAAAAGTCTTGTTGGTTCACTTCTGAATTACCAGCGTTGATAGGTTGGATGTGCCAGCAGAAGTAACAGCATAGATAGCGTTGCCGTGATTCTGAATTACAACCTTATCGCCATTATCCATGCGGTATCCATTAGCAACAGTTACGTCTGCGCCACCAAGATACAAAGTGCCTGATGATGAGTGAAAGTGGACTTCCTCTGCGGCCTGGTCATCTGCTACCACTACTGAACGTGTGGTTGTTACTGTGTAGTTTGCGCTAGAGATGCTCATTTCTTAGGTGTCGCATATCCGAATACTCCGGCAAGGATAGCCCAGAGAACTGCGCGGTAGTCAGCTGCAAAGTTGCTTGCTGCCCAAGCAGACAAGAACGCGCCGGACATTAGGAAATAAGGATTTTTCATTGTTTTCCCCCTAGTAACGGTATTTCAAAAAAAGAACCATCGTTATCACCTTTAGGCGTAAACGAGATGTGAATGTGTGAGGTATGTGGGTTTGATGAACCTGTGTATTTTCTCCATCGCCAGTTAAGGATTGGAGAAGCAATCTTGTGGTTGTGGATGATGTAGGCAATTCGCTTAGGCTTTTCAGCCTTTGCATAGAGACGAATCTGATCCGCCAAATATATAGATTCGGATTTGTGGGATGATAGGTCTGAGTCCACATCCAAGGCACGCACGATGTAATTAGGTAAAGAAGGATTATGATCTGACTTAGTGCCTGCGTGTTTCGCGTCACCGATCCAACCATCACTACGTCTATCTCTTTCGCCATAGCAATCGTCTATTTGATTTCGGAGTTGAATGGCGGCTTTACTCAGGTGCGGCTTCATCTACAACCTTTGAGGTTTTGGCAGGCTTCTGTTCTTCTAGCCAAGCCAAGTAATCAGGGTTATCCTCTGTGCAAGTAAAGCGACATAAGCCGTCATCATCTATGCGAGCATAAATTTTAATGCCATCTTCAGTTGTGTTTAATAATTCGTATTTCATTACAGTTCAGCACTCCATCCTAAATAAGCATTGGTGTTTATATTTCGCCCCATTGCTGCATAACCAGCAGTTAAACCAGAAGCAACAGGAAGGCTAATTACACCCTGCACTTGCGTTGCTTGTTGATAAGTAGGAACTGCGTTGCAAGTTACATTCACCCCTGAAAAAACTGAATAATCTCCAGCCGTTCCAGATTGTTCTAAAGCAGTTGGAGTAGTCCGAAGTGTTACTGGAAAAGGAATTGCGATTTGTGCGTTAGTTGAAAGATCCGCAATTCCTACGCCAAACCTTCTTGTGGCAGCATCAAAAGTTAATCTGAAGTAATACCTCTGGCACGCAGCCAGTTCACCTTGTTTAGTTCCGGTTGCGGTTTTGAAATCTGAAGCGGTTGATCCTGCTTCTACCTGAACGCCCCAGATTTGGAAAGTATTTGATTGAATTCCAACAGTAGGCGCACTGCTTGCAGAACCACCAGAAACAAAAATATTAGCGGCTAAATAACCATCGTTAGTAGTTCCAAGAGTTTTTCCTGAAATACTTGGAACGGCTATTGTAAAAGAATATCTAGCCCAAGAAGTTGTAATAGTTTGAACTGTTCCAGTAGTAGCAACCGAAGCGCTAGGGCTGCCGCCAGTTCCAAAACTTTGGGCTAAACTAACATTTATATTTGGAGTTCCGCTATTTGCTTTTGCCCAAAAGGAAAAAGTTGCAGTTTGTCCTGCAAGTGTTCTAACTGATTCTATTCTTTGTTGTAACTGTGCTTGCGCCGTTGTTAAAGTTTGCCCAGTAGTTACAATTTGAGCAAAATTTGTGGCTTCATATCCAGCAACGGGCGCGGTGCCTGCCGTAAAAGTTTGCGCGCTGTAAGTAACAGTTCCATCTACAAATGCCATTTGAAATCTATCAAATCCGTATGTCGCTGTTGTTGTTGTGCTTGTAAAGGCTCTTTGGTTTATACCAAAATCGCCGTTAATAATTTTATTAACGCCAGCAGCTGATTCAGCAGCAGATTCAAGCAGGTTAACTGTGCCTGACAGATCGTTCATATTTGTTGCGGATAAAACATCGCCTGTGGCGTAGTTCACCTTTGTTGGAAATCCGACAGCCATTTGTTTCTCCTTAGTAAGACAAAACGGAAGTATCTAAAATTCCGTATAGGGTAGAGTTTAGCAAAAATCCATCAACAATGGGTTCACTTGTGGTAAAGGTAGTGTTCCAAGTTGAGGGTGTTATTTCGTGTTGAACGCCCATACATTGCAGGGTCTTTTCAATAATAGTGCCATCCTGTGCCACGTTCTTGATGGCGATGGTGTCAAAGAAATCTAGGGTTAGGGCTGCGGTATCTCCAGCCGCATCTGTGGCATTGAGATCAAGAGTAATGGCATCAATTCGAATTGTGGTTTCAGCGCGTGTTGCCACATATATCTTGGCAACGTTTGCTACTTGAGCGTCAGTCTGAAGCATAAGGTCTGTGTAGTTAATTGAGTGTGGGAAGTATTTGGTTATTGAGTCTAGGTTTTCAGAAGTCTGGGCTGTGCCACCTGTGCGGGTAAAAGATGATTGGTTAATAATCAGTTTGTCATC